CGCACCTGAGATGAACCGTCCAGTTGATCAGGATGCTTTCTTCACGGTTATTATCGTTGAAGGAAATCTCTGCTGTTCAGCTCCTGCTCTTCAAGCTGTTATTTACGCTTAATTAGGAGGAAATGAATTATGTCGGCTTCTGGATCATTTGGTGTTAATTACAAGAAAACTTGGGATGGTGTAACTATCCCTCTCCCTGCCAAAGTAAAGGACGTTGGAAGCTCAACGGAAGGTTACTTTGTATTTGTTCAGGCAAACGGTGCTATCAGCCAATATGACTTTGTTCATGTTGATACTGATGGACAAGCTGCTAAATGCACAACTACTCTTGCTGCTCAAACCAGCCAGGTAGGCGTTGCACAAGTAGCTGCTGCCGATAACGAGTACCTCTGGGTATGGATCGGTGGACCGCAAGGTGGTGGAGTAGGTAAAGGTATCAAGGGCAGCATCCTCACTGGATACGTTGCAAAGAACACTCTTTACACTACTGCAACTGCTGGATCGGCAGATGACGCAGCTACAACCAAGCTCATTGGTGTAGTTGGTCTTGCTGCTACGTCCGGAACGCAGGCTGTAGAACTTGCTTCTACTGCTATCATCACAACTTAGTAAATAAGGGGGGTGTAAAAGCCCCCCGCTTTTGAGAGAGTTTATGCCATTAGTAACTGATTTAATTGGTTTGGGACTTCCTCCAGAGCAAGCATCAAAGTTGGCTAGTTTTACTGTTTCATCTGCTCCTGATGTATCATCGAGTGGATCTTTGACTGCAACTGGCACAACTATTGCAGACGCACTTGCACTTACGTCATTTATCAACCTTGTAGGAACTGCCGCTGCGAGCACTGGTGTTAAATTACCAGATGCTCCGATTGGTACTCTCGTGGTTGTACAGAATAACGGTGCAAACGCGCTCAACGTGTTTCCGCACTCAGCATCAGGCACCCTTAACGGTGGAACTGGTGGAGCTGCTGTAACATGCGCTGCTGCTGCTGGCAATTTGTGTATTCGTCGGTCGTCAACTGACTGGCTGGTATACGTTGTTGCCAAGGAAAGTTAGCTTAAAGGGGGGAGCAATCCCCCCGATTTTATACGGTAATTTATGCCAGATTTTACACCCTCTAATCCTTCAGCATTATTCTCAGCTAGAAAACTTGTTAGCGTAACACCATCTGATACCACAGATTTGACTGGCACCAGAGCATTGTGGATCGGTGGCGGTGGAACTCTTGCTGTGCGATGTGTCGATGATTCTTCTACCGTTTCCTTGACTGTACCAGCAGGGACTTTGCTTCCTTTGTTCGCCAGTCGAGTAATGGCCGCAACAACTGCAACGGGTATTGTAGCTCTCTACTAATGTATATTGGCGCTGGACAAAAACTAACTAGCTTTACTGAATTTGATGCTAGAGACCTATTTGCCAATGGCGAATTGGGTTTCTGGTACGATTTGAGTACTAATAATGTTACAAACACTAATCAGTGGTTTGCTCGTAACTTAGCAGATAATAGCCAGTCTCTTACTACTTCTGTCACTAGCGCATCAGCTACATTAACACCGAACTCTGCATTAGCACCGGATAATACAACCACCGCCAGTCGTGTTACATCCACTGCTACTAATTGTCGTTGGGGTAAATCATTATCATTAACGCTTAACGCGACCTATACGGTTTCTATATATATCAAGCGCGTTTCAGGCACTGGTCCTATCTTAGCTACATGGCTAAACGTTAGTGCTTACCCAGTTCAGCTTGATGTGACGTCTAGCTGGAAGCGCTTTGTATTCACCGGACAAGCCACAATAAGTGCATCCTCAGATCGGATTAGGTTAAGCATTCCGACTGTAGGCGATTCTATAGATATTTGGGGCTTGCAAATTGAACTTGCGCCAGAGGTGTCACCGTATCAAAGAATTCGTGGATCTGGTGGTGGTGCATATTCTTCAGCTCCGGCTGGCTCATTTAGAATGTTTTCTGAACTAACTACTTTAGCCCCTGTAAGCACAAGTAATAGTTCCGGCATCGTTGGCTACTTAATGGATTCATCGCGTATTAATCAGCGTGGTCCAGAATTAGTAAGTAACGGTACCTTTAATACAGATTTGAGTGGTTGGACTGCTGGCGCAAGCATTACAGCTGTTTGGAACAACGGTCAGGCACAGATAACAGGTGGTGGAAACTTAACCAACTCTGCCAGATGGTTCTATGTAAATAGCGCCATTAACTATAACTATCGTGCATTCGAAGTAAGTTTTGATGCAACCTGGGTATCTGGCTCAGGTAATTTATACGTGGGTTCAGGACCAAATAACTATTCATCTGGCGCAGCTCAAATTATTTCAAACATCGATAATGGACCAACTCCTCAGCGATGGACCTTTTGGTTAGCTCAACCACCGACGGCTGTAACTACTCCACTTTGCTTTGGCGCAGATACTGGTACTGTATGGTTACTTGACAATGTAACTTGCAAAGAAATCCCAGGCGCACATGCTTACGCTACTGCTACTACTACGTCGCCTACGTTGCGTAACAAATCAAACTTAGTTCAGGTCGGTAGCAACGCACCGAGCGCTTGGACTTTGACAAACTTGACGCAAACAACGCCACAGACGCGAATGCCAGTTGAGACTGTTTATTCTAATAACGTAGTAAATATAAACAGATTACAGGAAACCACAGCGGCAGGGGAGCATGGCGCAGCTTTAGCAGCTACCACAGTAATAGGGCAACCGTATTTCTGGAGTGCCTATCTCAAAGCAGATACAACAACCTGGGCAGCTTTACGGGTTCAAAATGGCACTAATCAGACAGCCTGGATCAACCTTGCAACTGGTCAATTAGGCACAGTTCAAGCAGGTGTTACAGCTACTATTGTTCCTGTTGTTGACGCCTTTGCAACTGGCTGGTATCGCGTCACACTATCTGGAAATGCTACAGCCACTAACAACGGAATTGAAATTCTATTAAGTACCGGCGATGGTGTTACAAGCTACACTGGTGCTACTACTAATGGCTTATGGGCAGCAGGGGTGCAAGTAGTTGCACAAAACGTAGTGCCTTCAAACAAACTGCAAGTATCATCCGGTGCAACTTACGCAACTCCTTGGGGAACGCAACACCTGCTTTTTGATGGCGTTGATGATTTTCTACAAACATTACCTTTGGATCTAACCAGTTCTCAAAAGTTAGATTTGTTTGTTGGTGTGCAAAAGTATAACGACACAGCTCAGCAAATGATTATTGAGGCAAGCGCAGCAGCTGGAACTGCTAACGTTGGATCGTGGTATCTAAGTGGCACGAATGCTGCCTTAGCTACATGTTACGAAGTGTTGCTAAACAAAGGCGCAACTGGGAACGATACGTCAGTGTTGACAAGTTATCCAGGACCTAGAAACAACTACGCTGCTATACAATTAGACGCATCAAAGAGTGCCGCATCTACTTCTATTGTTCCTAGAATCAACGAATCTACGCCAACGCGCTCGGATACAAGCACGGCAGTAACAACACAATTCTTAGGCAATTACAGTTTGTTTATTGGTAGACGAAATGGCGCTACTTTTCCGTTTGCAGGAGTAATATATTTCCTAGCAGGAAGAGCAGCAACGTCAACAACCACAGAGCGCACGAGAATGGAACAGGTGATGCGTGCTGCTGGCACATTAGGAGTAGTTTAATGCCCAGCATTTCATTAGCAATACCAGTTAGCCTAAAGGACTCAGCTAATCAAATAGCTGAAGTACTTGGTTATGGTCGCTATACATTTACCGTTGCTTTATCATCAAATGGTAAGCCACCGGTCACCCATTATGGAGCTCGCACAGATGGCTCAGATACGTTTGTAGAATGGTTAAACCAGGCAACTAATGGCAATTATCCAGCCATTGATGGCATTGATAGCTTTGTAGTCCAACAGGTATTCGATTCTTTGATCGTTGATGTTTCAAATGATTTATGGGGAATAGATCATTTTCAATCAATGTTAGAGACAGAGGGGTTGAAAATAATACGGCTTTAATTACCTAGAACAGTTTAGTACACTAAACAAGTCTATGTAGTTATTTTTAAAGGATTATATGCCGCAAATTGATTGGAACACTCTGATGAACGGTGGCGCTCCTAAGAAGCGTTATAGTGGTGCCAATGTTAAATTCTTCAATTCTTACAACGAAAACAAGCAAAAAAGCCTAGAAGCTGGCCGTCCTATTTATGATGAAATTCCTTCTATTTCTATTCAATGGCCAGGTGGAGATGAAACGGTTAGAAGGATTGAGCCTCAAGATATCGCAGAATACCCTGAAAAGTATGCTGCTTTCCAAGCTGGTAATGCTCCCATTGAAAGTGGTACGCCGCTTGCTGAATGGCCTCCGATGCCTGGTTCAACCTTGCGTGAGTTGCAACACCTTGGTTTCCATACTGTAGAGCAGCTAGCTGCCGCGACAGACGATGTAAAAAGACGGCTGGGACCAGCGGGTAAATTCGTGCAAATGGCTAAGGATTGGCTAAGTGCATCTAACTCACCACAGGCTGAGGTTGTAGCTCTCAAACAGCAACTAGAGAGAGAACAGCGACGCACTGAGAAGCTAGAAGAGCAGATAGAGCTGCTTATGCAGCGGATTGAAGGTAATGAGGGTACAGACCTTAGACCACGCCGACAACAGATCGTAGCTGAAATAGATGACATCGATGTACAAGATGAGGTTGTTGAACCAGCACCACGACCACGAGGTAGACCAAGAAAAGTATGACGTTAGCCACAGCAGTTGCAAATGTAGCAGCAGAAGCAGGATATACAGTCGATAGTAATATAATTACATCGTCTGATGTTACTACTAAGCAACTGTTGGCAATAGCTCAACGCATCAATCGTGAGATAGGCGATCAATATCCTTGGCCTAAAATGTATGCGTCGGGCTCTATTACCCTAGTCGGTGGGCAAGCTAGTTATAGTTTGCCTGCCGCCTTTTCCTGGTATCATTACGAGACCTTCTGGAATAGCTCCACACGATGGAGAATCCTTGGACCAATGTCACCACAGGAGTATGCAGAGATTCGCGGCTACGGGCTGAATACGACCGTTTATCAACGCTTTCAGATTCGTGGCCTGACCAATAGCGAATTGCTAATTAGTCCTACGCCAAGTGCCGCACAAAACGGTGATGTAATTATATTCGAGTATATTGCTGATAGAAACGTACGACCTAGAACTTGGGCGACTGGCGTAGTCTATGCAGCTAATTCCTATACCTTCTACAACGGGAATTACTATCAAACGACTGCTGGTGGTACTACAGGTGCCACAGCTCCAACACACACATCTGGCTCAGTATCAGATGGTGGCGTGACATGGACCTACTACAACGGTCCTTATTCAGACTTTTTGGCTGATACAGATGAAACTGTTTTCAATCAAAAAACGCTTGAATTGGGTATGCTTGAGCGATTTGCTGAAATTCATGGATTAACTGGGGTGCAACCTCGATTCATGACGCAAATGAACGAAGATTACTCAAGGCAACAAAATAGTAAGATTGTATATGCTGGTGGTCATACTAGGGCAGAATTGTTTGCTCGAAGTGGCACAGCAGTATTTGGGACTTGGATCTAATGGCACCACAAATACCACCACCTGCTAAAGGAATGTCACCTCAACAGTATTACAGCTACCTTACTAATCAGGGTGTCCCTGGTTGGGCAGCTTATGACGCTGTCACAGCTAACTTTGGCACTCCACAGGAAGCAAGGCAGAGGGCTTTAGACGAGCAACAGGAAGGACCATCAACAGCAAATCAGCTAGGTCAGGCTGTAGGTATCATCGGTGGATCATACTTAGGCAACGAGATAGCTACCGGAGGCGCTGGACTTGGGCAATTATTTGGTGGTGGTGCTGCTACAGGCGCAGGTACTTCTGCTGTTTCAGGTGGAGCTGCTCCAAGTCTATTGGGCGGAGCAAATATCTTAGGTGGTGGCGGTGGCGCAGCTACAACTGCTACAGGCACTGGAGCTGGTGCTACAACTGGCATGGGTTCTTTAGCTATGGCTGGTCC